CGCGTTTTGCTCCGGTATTGGTTGACAAAGATGCTGACGGCAAACCGAAGTGGAAGAATCTTGACAAGTTGAAAGAAGTGATGAAACCGTATGTCGCAATACGGCTCAAGAAAGACCACTCAGACCTACCTGATAAGATCTATCAGTCGATTTATTACGAACTTGAGGCACGACAGCGCAAGATTTACGATGAATTGAAGCTAAAAGCCAAGGTAGCACTTGAAGATGACACTGTGACAGTCCTGCATAAGATGACATTGATCATGCGGTTGCAGCAAGTGTTGTCAGGTTATCTTCCAGGTGATACGACAGAAGGATTGACCTATCTGTTCAAAGATCCAAAAGATAATCCTCGCATTGAAGCCCTGATGACCTTGTTAGAAACTACGAGCGGTCAGGTGGTTATTTGGTGTCGCTTTGTTGATGATATCAAGCAAATTGCACAGGCGTTAGGTGAAGAATGTGTGACTTATTACGGCGAAACAAAGAATCGTGAAGAGAAGATTGAATTATTCAAAACCGGAAAAGTTCGGTATCTGGTTGCCAATACTTCAGTCGGAGGTATCGGGCTTAATTTGACCAACAGTGCGACTGCGATTTACTATTCAAAAGATTTCAGTTACAGAACACATGCTCAATCTGAAGACAGACAACATCGCATAGGTCAAACTGAGATAGTAACGTGTATCGATATCATTGCTGACAACACTGTCGATGAATATATCACCAAAATCCTTCGTGACAAGAAGGATATAAGTCACGAAATGATGACGTTGTAACACCGCTTGCATTGACTACTAAAAGCTATTAAACTGGCTGCACATTAGTATTTGTATAGGTAACAAAGTGTCCAAAGTATATTGCGTGACTGAACCGATTACCTACCGAGACGGTAACCCGGTTCCATTGTTTGATATTACGCCAGCGGCTGAATATGGCGAGATTGAAGTATTGACGCGTCATAATCAGTCAATGATGTTTAGTGTTCCGATGATTAGAAGTTTACGTGAAAAGTTGAAGGATTTCAATGACAATGATTTCATTCTTCCTGTCGGTGATCCAATAACTATCGGTGCGGTATGTGCCGTCGTTGCAGATATAAATGGTGGGTTTTACAAGGTACTCAAGTGGGACAAGAGAACTAGGAAGTATCTTCCCATTGAGATTCAAGTGTGGGGTAGTCAACTTTCATAGGTGATATAAATGGAAAAAGAATTTACGTTAAAAGACTTGATCTTTGCTGCGAAATTACAGCAGGACATTGAGAATCAGGTTATATACGCAGAAAACAGGTTAAAAGAACTAAAAGAACAATTGAACGCCCAACGGTACGAAATTGTTCCAGGTATGATGCAAGAACTGGGTATCAACTCTTTTGAACTCGATAACGGTTATAAGGTCAGTATCAAGGATGAATATTACGCTAAGATACCCGACGAGAAACAGTTTGAATGTTTCGAGTGGTTACGTAAGAACGAACTTGACGGTATAATCAAGACTGCGGTAAACCTTAACTTCGGAAAGGGTGAAGACGATTTAGCTAAAGAGGTTCTAGAGCTATTGAGTGACATGGGTTTTGTACCTAATGTCAAAGAAACTGTTCACCCGATGACTTTGAAGACATTTGTTAAAGAACGTATGTCGGCGGGGCTTGAACTTCCTGTTGACTTTTTCGGAGCCTCTGTCGTTAAAACGACGGTGATTTCGAAGTAAAGAGCATGACCATACACGATCGGTCAGTCCAGACGTTGCGACGGGCCTGGATTTAAATGATTCGTGTGACAGACCGGAGAGACGGCCATTCTTCAAACTGTGGCAAGTTTGAAGTCTCTCCTAATTGCCAATTGAAAAGGAGCCGATCATGGCGAAAACCGAAGTTGCTGTAAAAGAAAATACCGCTGTTGCAATTGCTGATGATGTCTATTCACAAGATGCAGGAAGTGGTTTTGAGGAAACGTCGCAAGAAAGTTATGCGATTCCGTTCCTGAGTATCCTTCAGTCCGGTAGCCCGCAAGTCAAGAAGTCTGATGGGGCATATATCAAGGGTGCTGAAGAAGGTATGCTCTTCAACTCTGTCACTCAGGAGTGCTACGGTGAAGAAGGTGTTGAAGTCATCCCCTGTCATTACACGCAACGCTTTATTGAATGGGGTACACGTGAATCCGGCGGTGGTTTCTTTGGTGAGCACTTGCCGTCTGATCCAATTTGCAGCACTACGACTCGTGATGAAAAAGGTCGTAATCTGTTGCCGAATGGTCATGCGCTAAATGACACGCGCAATCACTATGTCTTGATCCGTCGCAATGGGCAGTTGTCACCGGCCATCATGAGTCTGAGTTCTACCCAAATCAAAGCGTCCAAACAGTGGATGTCGATGATGCAAGGTATCAAGCAAAAGAACCCAGCGACAGGTATGTTTGAAATTGCCCCGATGTTCAGCCATGCGTACAAAATCAACACTGTTGCTCAGTCTAATGACAAGGGTTCTTGGTTTGGTTACAAGTTCACTATGGTCGGTAAGGTGACTGATACGGCAGAGTACGAGGAAGCCAAGTCGTTCAACCATATTGTCAAGTCTGGTCTGGCAAAGGTCGAGCGCAAGATGGAAACTGAGGCTGCAAGTAACGAAGCCAAAGAAAAGTTCTAATAAGGTGCAAGGGTTAGAGGTTCACTAATCTCCAAGCGGGTGAAAAGCCCGTACGAATATTGCAGCATTACCGGGCAGGGTGTAAAGTAACAGCCCAAACCCGGCATAGGGTCACATAGAAAACAAAGGCACGAGTGATGAGTCTTGCAGAACGCTTTTTCAATCTTTATGGTGGTCTAGACAGGGCAAGAGGTAAAAACAAAACAACCTCAAAAGTTGGTAAGAACGGTAAACGGGATTCAAGTAATCAAACCTTACGCGAACCTTACGATGTGAGATGTTGGGACAAACATCTAAACGGTGAAGAAGGTCTTGGCGTTATCCCTATTACTGACAATGCGACCTGTAATTGGGGCGCAATTGACGTAGACATCTACCCACTCGATCTGATTGAACTTGAAGCTAAGGTCAATGGTCTAGAACTTCCGTTTGTTGTGTTGCGTACCAAGTCAGGCGGAGCACACCTTACAGCGTATTTCAAAGAGTTTCAATCGTGCGCTGAAGTGCGGGCAAAGATGGCTGAAGCCAGTTTTGCTCTAGGTCTTGGAGAACGTGAGTTTTATCCCAAGCAAGTCAAGTTAGCGAACTCAAGTGATATTGGAAATTGGCTCAATATGCCATATTTCCAGGGCGCATTGACAGAACGCTATGCAATTATTAACGGAAAACCAGCGACACCTGAGCAGTTCCTTGATTACGCTGAATCAAAGAGACTTGATGATGTTATCAGTTTTGAAGTACCAGAAACAATGTCTGAATTTTCAGACGGCCCGCCTTGCTTGCAAGCGATCACAAGTTCCAAAGCTGGCGAAGGTGAGCGAAACACAGTCTTGTTCAATATCGGAGTTTATTGCCGAGCCAAATATGAATCAAGCTGGGAAGATAAACTCAGCGAGTTCAATCATCAGTTCGTAGCCCCGCCACTCAACCATCGTGAAGTCACGGCGATTGTAAAGTCACTTGAGAAAAAGAATTATGCGTACACTTGCAACAACGTTCCTTTATGCAATAACTGTAATCGAGAGACGTGTAAAGGTAGAGATTTTGGAATTCATGCTTTTCAGCACATTGATGTTGGTATCGCACTAGACAGCATAACCAAGATGAATTCTGAGCCACCGATGTGGATTTTGTCCATTGAGGGTGTGCGTACAGAAGTAGAAACAGAAGATATATTGTCGCAAGAACGTTTCAAGATTGTTTGCGTCAACACCATAAACAAGATCCCAGGTAAGATGAAGAACGAAGAATGGGACAAGTTTATGCGAAACAAGTTATCATCGATAGAGATTATAGAAGTACCAAGAGAAACGAGAATGAGCGATCGTATTACAGATCACTTGACACGTTACTTTGCAACAACCCCACCAGCAAGATCGCCAACAGATATCAACATCGGGCGTTGGGTTGATGAACCAGACGGTTATTATACCCGAGGTTCTGACTTTATGGACTATTTGAAACGGCAGAACATTGAATTTGATGCTCGTAAAGTTTGGGTACTGATGATGGACTTAGGTGTTAAACCGATATATTATAGGAAAAATGAATGTTGGATTGTACCGAAAGAAGTGTATGACCCAAATGGTAAAGAGAAGAAGTTACCCCTACCTCCAAAGGATATAAAGCATGAGGATTTCTGATAATCAGTCGTTAATACTTGGTCCGCCAGGATGCGGCAAAACGACGAAAGTGTTAAGCGAGATTGACGCGTTGTTGCAATCCGGGGAATCACCTGATAGGATTGCATTTGTCAGTTTTACAAAGAAGGCGATTGCAGAGGCAACGGGACGGGCGGGTGAAAAGTTCAATCTGAAGCCGCGTCAGTTACCAATGTTCAAAACAGTTCATGCAATGTGTTTCGCTGGACTCGGTATAGGTAAGAGTGACGTTGTTGGTAAGGAGCATTATAGGGAACTTGGAGAATGGTTGGGTTATCGATTTGAAGGGACTTGGGATGAATCTGAAGGTGTACCTGTTGGAAGTGAAAAAGGTGATACATTATTATTCTTGGATAATCTTGCGCGTGTCACACAACGCCCTCTTAAAGAAGTGTGGGAAGAGAATTATCACGAATGCGAGTGGGAAGAACTAGAGCGCTTCCAAGAAGGTTATCAAGACTTCAAATCCAGCAAGTATGTCATGGACTTCACCGACATGTTGTCGGCCTATATTGCAATGTGCGACCCCTCGCCGGCAAGACAGGTTATTGTTGATGAAGCACAGGACTTGTCTTCACTCCAATGGTCTGTTTTGAAGCACGCTTACGGTAATGTTCGACAAACAATAATTGCGGGTGACGATGATCAGAGTATCTATAAGTGGAGTGGAGCCGATGTCAATGCGTTTCTGGCGCTAGAAGGTGACAAAACAATTCTTAGCAAGTCATACCGCTTGCCGCGTTCTGTTCATGAAATTGCCAATGGTATTGTTCAAAAGATTGAGAATCGTTTTGACAAACCGTTTGACCCGCGTGATTCAGAAGGTGAAGTCAATTTCATGACTTCGCTAGAAGAAGTTGTGGTAGTAGAGGAAAGTACGCTATTCCTTGTTCGCAACACCTACCTTGCAAGGAAGGTACAAGATTACATGCACCGGATGGGAATCCCTTATACAAACAAATACGGCTTCTCATCAGTACGTTCGGCACATATTAAGGCGATTGAAGGTGTGGAGAAGTTGCGTAAAGCTGAAATGGCAACAGGTGCAGAAGTCAAGGCAATGTATGACAATATGCGAATTGGTGAATATCTAGCTCGCGGTTTTAAGGTCAAGGTTGCTAACCTTAAAGATACAGACCTGTTTAGCTTTGCAGAACTGCGAAATAATTTTGGCCTGTTAGACATTGCACCGTGGTACGCTTGTTTACATGGTATTGGGGACGACCTTATAGCCTATTACCAACGCTTGGGAGCAAATGGGCACGGGCTAAGCGCCACACCAAAGTGCTCTATTAGCACGATACACGCAGCGAAAGGTGGTGAAGCGGACCACGTTGTGTTATTGAGCGACATGGCTTATAGGTCACATCAGGAGTATATAAAGCAACCAGACAATGAACGTCGCGTTGCTTATGTTGGGGTAACAAGGGCAAAGGAAAAATTGACCATCGTTCTTCCTTCTTCAAAACTATATTACGACTATTATGGTGATTCGCAATGAACAATATAATGCTTGACCTTGAAACATTGGGTACTGGAAATAATGCTGTCATTATTTCAATAGGTGCGGTTTTGTTTGACAAAGACGGTGTAGCGAATGAAACGTTCTATTTGCGAGTCAACCCTCAGTCCTGTGTTGACGTCGGTATGGAAATGTCAACTTCAACCGTCATGTGGTGGATGAAACAAAGCGACGAAGCCCGTGCAGAGTTTGACAAACCTTCTTATACGATTGGTGCGGTTTTGCAAGACTTTTCAGCATGGATTGACGCCAATAGTGATAACTTCAAAGACCGCAAAATCTGGGGCAACGGTGCTACGTTTGATAACGTAATACTTGACAACGCTTACAGAAAGTGTAAACTTGAAAAACCGTGGCCGTATTGGGGCGACACATGTTATCGCACGTTGAAGAATCTATTTCCTGAAGTAAAGATGGAACGAACTGGTACGTTTCACAACGCACTTGACGATGCGCGTAGTCAAGCCGAACATTGTATCCGTTTGCTGAAAGCGGCAGGAGTATGGAAATGACTGAAATGGAAGAGTTGTTCGTTTATTGGGTAAAAGAACGTGAAGCAATTCGTGTCAAGAAAGAAGCGGGTGCGCCAAAACCGTGGACTAACGATCCTATTTTACAGACTTACAAGTTCTGTAACGTGAAACGTGAAGATGATACGGTCAGCAAGTGGATCACTGAAAACTGGATTAAGCCAAACGACCCGCATCCGAATATGTGGTTTGCGATGATCGTTGCACGTTTGTTCAATTGGCCTCCGACGTTAGATTTAATCGGTTTTCCGAAATATCGATTAGGTGAGAAAGAAACATTCTGGCCTGAATTAAAAGAACTTTGGAGAGATCAGTTAAAAGTTTATCGCGATAGACTAGGTGCTAAGATCTTCACAGGCGCATATCTTGTTTCAACCAATGGTGTAAGTATGGACAAGATTGATTATATTCTTGACCGCGTGTTGACACCTATTTGGGAACGTGGGCGTGCTCCTATGACCGTAGCTCTTTCGTTCGATGCAAAGAACAATGATAGTCAAGAATCACTCGAAAGTTACTGGAATCACTTGCGCCAATTCGACGGCCTCGGTAGTTTTATGGCAGGACAAGTGGTTGCCGATCTGAAGTTCACATCTGAACTCAAAGATGCACCAGACTGGTGGACTTGGGCACCTCTCGGTCCCGGTTCAATTCGTGGCTTGAATCGCATTCACGGGAGACCCCTTGAGAAAGGTTTACGC